AATGTGGGATATCCCTGATCTGGAAATCCGAAACCATTACCTTAGAACCTCTATCGATTTACTAGACTAACATGAATACTTGGCCCTGTCAAGTAAAGCGCAAGTATAGCCAGCCTATAGGCTAAGTAATAAAAAGCCGTTTCCAGCCTATTAAAACCGCCTCAGACCGGCCTAGGACGGCAGGGATTTTTTTCCAGGGACTAAGTAATACCTGGAATTTTTAGGAAGCCGTAAAAACCGCCTCTCTGCCGATTTAAATAGCCTTCCTGAAGGCGTGGTTTTGTTCATGGTTTGTTCGGCGACCCCACAAAAAAGGGAGCGCAATGCGCTCCCTTCTTATTGTTCTGGAATTCCTTATTCTGCGTCGAAATTTACGAAACAGGAAAGTCCTCTCGATTGATAGATGACCTCTCCCTCTTCGCTAATCGCAATCGTGTCTGCCTGTGAGTCCTGAACAATTGAGATATACAAATCCCGCTTGACGTGTCCCATCATTCCTTTTTCAGCATAGTCAAATTGATGCAGCCAATATCCCTGATCGATCAAATTGGCATGCACGTCTGAGTTGTAGAGGTCGCGAGTGAGTTGCATTTTCCTAAGTCCTCATTTCGTGTTTCACTCCTCAGATACTAGCGCAATTTGTATTCCTTTGCAACAGGAATTTTCAACTTTTTTATCCTTTTTTCCTTTTCCTGGCAACTGTTGCTATCCTGCAACATGTTGCATGGATGACACGGTTTTGGCTCTCACAGCTCATAAATTCGGAAAACCAGATTTCAGAAGATATACCTTTTCGGTTTCTGAAATACCAGAAAACCGAGGGTTTGGGTCTCAGGGTATCAACACACCGCGAAACGGAGATCGCCGTAAAAACCGCCTTAGAACCAATCGTGAGGCGTTCTGGCGATCCATCACCTCCTGTGATGGATGAGGCAGGTGATTACACGCTGGTTAGTATTCTACGCGAGCCATCTAGTAATTAGATGCGGCCTATCTAAATTTAATATCCACTTTCATGTCGTTTTTTGTTGCGTTGGAGCTCAGAGGCCGCTAGTGTTTTTACGTCGGCGAGCGATTTTGCTCTGCCGCTCATACTGTGAAGAAAGCAAACCACTATGACAAAGACCTCCTCCAAGTCTGCTGCTCGCAATGCGCGCAAGTCTGCTGCTGCGCCTGTCGCGACAAAGCCTGCTGAGCAGGCCCTGCTCAACGTCATTACGAATGACGTGCCAGCAGTCGTTGAGACTGCGCCTGTTGAGACTGCGCCTGTTGCGCCTGTCGAAACTGCGCCTGTTGCTGCGCCTGTTGAGAAAGTCATATGGGCCGACGTTATGAAGAAAGCGAAGGCCTCCTTCGCGAAGACGCAAGCTTTTCGCGAAGGCACAAATCGCTTCGTGCTTTACCCCCTGCTTTGTCGCGATGAAGGCATGTCCCTCAACGAAGCAGTCGAAGCTATCGCGAAGGCTGGACGCGTTCGCAAGTTGAATACAGTCCAGACTGACCTGCACGATATCGCTGCGATCACAGATCGCAAGCTTGTGCGCTGCGACAAGGGGGACCAGAAGCGATACAAGCTTGCGCCTGTTGCGCCTGCGCCTGTCGCTGAAACGCCTGTCGCGTAACAACTGTAGGGGCGCGCGATATGCGCGCCCCTCTTTTTTCATTCATCAAACTGGAGTCCCTCTCATGACCAAGTCCCTCTTCATCCGTGACCGCCGCCTCGAGCCCACCACCGCCCTCGCCCTCATTGTCGCCCTTGCCCTTTGCTGCTTTGCCTATGCCTATATGCCAGCCGCTCAGGCAGCAGGCGAGCCGACGCCTTCCCTGCCCGTAGTGGTCGAGGTCCACGTGGTGCAGGTCGCACCAGCGCCTGTGCACCACGCCCATCACGCCCACCACTGCACCTGCCATTAACTGACCACACAGGAACCACGTCCATGACCAGCCGCTTCTTTCCCTATGCCGTCAAGACCACCTACCTTCGCAACCAGTGGGGCCGCCCCATGCATACGCGGGAGGTGCTGGCGGCACTTGGCTTACCGCCCACTTCGCCGATCCCCCCAACGTACATGGACGCCCGCCGCATCGGCGAGGTTCTGGTCCTGGTATTGCCCCAGCATCGGAAAGGTAAGGACGGGATGCCTAATCGCCGCGTGGTGGCAGAATGCCCAGACTGCAAGGGCCTGGTATGCGCGGGCCACCTCCATCAGCATGTGGGCACCCGCGCTTGCGTCTCAGGCGTCATCCGTCGCCGCCAGGTCCATCACAACTGGGACCTCCCAGGTGGTGCCCAATGACTCCGCATTACGGGACCAGACAATCGTCATTTGCCTGGCGAAAAATGGATCCCACCCCACTTTGGTTTGTGGTGTGGTGTTTCATCTGCCTGGCATTAGTGTTGGTGCCTGTCTGATCATTGCCAGGCAGACTATCGCATATCCAGCCCTGTTGAGCCAGCTGCCAGCAGGGCTTTTCTTTACCTGGATTGCTATGGGCGTGGGTGCGGTGCCAGGCAGTCGCCTTGGGATACCCCGAAAAAGTATACAGGAACCGTGGTTTTGGCGAAGAGGGGGATTAGCACCGTCCCAACCCCACCAGATTTTTCCTAATATACAGCCTCAGCATGTATAATGCCTCAGCCTACACATCCCCCTTGTGCATTAACCCCTACCAATGCACCTCACCACTTCATTCATCACCTCCATCCCTTCCCCTCCATCCCCTCTTCCACCCAACCTTAGTCCCTTTGGGACCATGCCACCTTCTTATATTCCATAAACGCGAGGCACACGGTTGACAAATATCGTGATGCCTATACCTCTCCTTAATAGTCCGCTCTTTTCCACATCGAGGACAGGTTATAGTGATCACGCATCAACCTAAGAGTTTAGGTTATCCATCAACTGCCACTTTGTCATAAGCTCGCATATAAATTCCACAAAATCATCGTCCCCCATTTCAATAATGGCTGTTCCAATAACACCAATAACAGTGCTACTTACCGATGATTTTACAACAGCCCTAATCCTATCATAGGCTTCGGGTTCTAGGTTTAATTCCTTTAGAACCTTATCTATTCTCCCGAAAATACCCTCATTGACCATCTTGGTCATAGCCGCACAAACCTTCTCCTGTCGCTCCTTGTTCAGTTCAGGCATGTCCCTAATGGTCATCGCCAGGCTCCTTATCCATCGCATCCATCCATTCTTTCAACCGAATCGCTGGATCCCACTTACACGGCAGGCACACGCAAACGAGCGCCACCACACCTAAGCCTAAGCCAATCCAATTCATCACCGCCTCCTATCACCACCTCTTCACACGCTGGGGGTTGTTCTGCGCGTCCCTAAGCATAACAACCAATTCCATAATCTTCGCCAATACCGAATCCAGATCCTGGTTATGATCGTGGACCATCGCTTTCACAAACCCCTGCAATTCATAGGCAAAATCCAGTTGTGCCTCCATATACACCAAGACCTTATACTTCTCGCGCACGGCCTCACTCCGCTTTGCGACCTCAGCATTGCTCGGGGCTCTCACCTAACGCCTCCATCATCAGGAATAGCGGGACCACCAATCCCTATCACACCAACCCTACCAGCTTCGCTGCTGGGGGTTGGCCGGGCAACTCTCCCCACACCAACGAGGCCATCTCGTCGGACCACCTTGACGGCGGCAAGGATATTCTCGAAGGATTCATTCTCGACCGTATATTCGTAGGCCATCAGGTCGCCCGCGAGATCCTCATCGGAATGTCCACTCATGTCATAGTCATTATCCTTCGCTGCTTGGATGGCATCGCGAACCAATTTGACTAGAGCAAATTTAACCACCGATTCCTCCAAGATCCTTCGGATCCAGTTTATATATCCTCACCACCACCCGAACTCACCTCCCCCTCACTACCAATCGTCTTGATGATTTTCTCACTGCCTTCCGTAGCGACCCCTGTGTATTTAGGTAGGTCAAATTTGCAGAAATCCTCGATCACGGTTTGGATCTGTTGGGCGAGGGCATCGGTGGCTTCTTTTCTTTTCTCACCCAAGTTCTCGTCGGTTAGGAAATACTCGGCAAGGTTCCAGCATTCGCTATCATAGGCCATGACATCCTCCTACCACCCGATAGCATCTTCGATGCCATCTCACTATAGCATACATTCGCCCCCTACACAAGTCAGGGAAGGCCAGAACCTACATTCTGACATTCAGCTTGATGGATTAGCGCGCCGATTCCCCATCAAGGCGTTTGGCAATCTCATCCTTACGAATGAGACCTTCCCTAACAGGAGTAGCGGTCATTATCCGAATCTCGGCAATCTCTGCCTCTGTCAAGTCAGGCATAGATCGAATCCACGCGCAAACAAGGCAACAGGTCGCTTCGTCATCACACCAGCTATAGACATGAACTCCACAGTCCTCGCAATCAAATTCCTTAGGATCCATTTATCCCTGCCATCCCTCATCATTAAAGAAAGCCACAGCTCCCATAACATCGGATACGTACCGACACATCGGAACCTTAATGCACAGGACCAAACAGGGTACTGAATGATATAGGTTAAACAATACTTCCGCTTGATGAGCATTCCACACAATACCAATGACCGTTACATTTACTCCATCCACATGTGTCGTGATCGCAGGCTCTGGGACGAGCGAAGCTCCGCGGATTGGTTTCAATACAGGTTCATCGCTCACGGGCATTTAAAGCCTCCTTTATCGCCTTTATCAATTCAGGATTGGGTTTATTACGGCTATAGTTCGTTTCATCCCACCATCGTTGCCGGAGCTTCAAAGGCAATTTATACCAATCCTTTTCTGAGCAAGGAGCATACCTAACCTTAGTTGCCATTCTCCCTTTCCTCTTTTAATACCTTTTCTATGTCGGCAATTTGCTCAAGTGTTATCGGACTGATATCCTCAACCTCGTCCCAAGGAATGCAGGACATACACATATAGACCATATCGTCAAAGACTGGGGTGCTCAGGGCTATGTGAATGGGAAAGGTACACTTTGAGCAATAACCCAAGCGTGAAGGAACTTTGGGATTATGCCGCAGATCGGTAATCTTAAGGCAGCCAACAACATGGGTCACTCGTCCCTCCTCGCCCTTGCTCGTCTTACAATATTGGCCCCAGCCGTGTCCGCAGCTTCCCAAGCGGTAGTTGGGGTGACGGTGCCAGATTCGCCTCTCCAATTCCTCTGGCTATCTTGCCATTTGTCCCAGTCGCCGCTCTCTTTCTCCTTCGCAATCAGAAAGGCCATGTCGGCTTTGGCAAGTTCGAGTTCCACCTCGGTCATGGGACGCACGACCTTTGGACCCTCCGGTCCGCGCTTAATTCCTGGTCGTTCACTGGGATTATTCACTGGAGCCACAGTTAACTCCACCGTTATGATATTCGACGCTGGGGGACGGGATGAGATACGGAGTAGACAGGCACAGACGAAGCGAGGCTTATCATGTTCCTCACACCACCCACACTGGTAATGACCCATCGTTCCAGCGGCGGTGCAATTGACGCGACCCATATCATCGTCGCTGGGTTTACGGCCCGTTGCTTCCTTAAACTTTTTCTTGGTGATATTTCTCATTTTGAACCTCCCGATTAACCTCTTAATAGTCCCCTGTTGCACCGCCGCCCCCGCTAGTACCCCCACCTGGATCGATAGTGCTAGGGTTAGGATCGATTGCGGGAGGGGCTGGATCCCACGTAGGAACAACGTTAGGCATACTAATAATTCCGTCATCATCGCGACGAGGAGGAGTCGTTGCATCCTCCGAATGACGGGATCGCTGGCGTCGTGCTGAATCCTCATGTTCGTGTCTCCGGCGCTCCTCCCTCTGCCTCCGTACGATTACAGCCTCAGCGGCTTCACGCGCCTTGATCCTCTGCCATCGCTCTAGGCACGTTTCATCGTAAAGTCGGTGGATGGTCATGTGTACACCTATGCTGCGGGAAGATATTGCAATGCGGTTTCGTGCATTTGCTTCAACATCCCCACAGCCTCTAAACCCTCTTTCTCTGCCTCAGCCATCAACAAAGGTAATCCAGTGTCGATGGATTCCTCGATTTCGGCTCGGGTTGCTTTGCGGCCTCTCGCGTACCAATCGATACGAATGGGTTTTCCCAGATGAAATAACACACCATCCCCTGCTTGAAAAGGCTTTGCTTTTGAAGTTTGGTAAAGAGCGACGGCGCCGGGATTCCTTTGAATTGCATTCCCAGCTGTTACTGGATGCTCGATCATGTCCTTGTAATCCCGTTTTTGGCGCGGATTAGTCAGGAACGGGCAAGCCTTAGCGGCGAACTCCGCGCACTCGCGATGGTTGGGCGGTTCTGAGGTGACGCGGTTAATCACACACATGGGTCCAATGACAAAGATCCGTGAAGATCCAATCAGGGATCGTCCACAGATCCAACATCGGCTTTCGTTATAGGCTTGAGTCAATTTGCCGGGACCAATAATCCGAAAGTCAGGCTCGCCCCTCCCTGGGGGACAGGGTTCACCTCCTTTCAGCCATGCAACGAACCAGGGAACTGGATAACCGCGGCTATCTTTATGTAGATTGGCGATACGGGCTGGTATTTCTGGTAAGTTGATCATCTTGTCTCCCAGTAGGCTTTGAAAATTCCCCAAAAAATCATAGCACCGCCGGGAATGAAAAAAGCATAAAACCCATACCAATTATAGGTTAATTCCCACATGAATAGACCCAAACACAGGACAAATAACCCCATAACTATGGTAGAAACGCCTGGAATTGAAAACATGGGTTTTCCCCTAAAATAAGGGTGGGATCGAGGCAGCGGGGGGCGCACGCCTCGATCCCAATCGCAACCCTGTTGTGTGCGACGAATAGGGGGAACTACCGTCTACAGGGCCACGATATCAGTGGAAGAGTCTGCGGAGGATTGCGGTGCTCCATGACCTTCCACTGAATTGTTCAGACGGCGTATCGTGCCGTCCGGTTACGCTTGTATCCCATGAACGCAAGCAGACCGAATCCAGCGACCAACATCGCCCAAGTCGAGGGCTCGGGAACATTGGTCGTCAACTGGATTGATCCGCCGAACGATTGCCGCGGCGCCGTGAAATCCACAGCGAATTGGGTTTCATCCGAAGTGAACGGTCCAGTTGCCGATGAGACCGGTCCAAAGGAACCGTCGAGCAATGCGGCAGGGAACGTGTGCGTGGCGAGTAGCCCACCATTCGCAAACGTGCTCTCGGTTGTTGGGCCGGGATCGTTGGTCAAGCCGTTGACCGTAAAGGTCGAGAGCGTGTTTCCGAGCCCGGTGATTGCGCTTTGGAGAACATCGATGGTCAGTTCGTGCGCGCCAGTAAAGCCTACTGCCGCTGTGGCGTCGAGTGTGACGCTTGACAGATCGGCATTGGGCAGAATAGGCGAGCCCTGAGCATTGATCGTGATATTGGCGAAATTGGCATCGTTGGCTGTAAGCGAAGCCGCTCCCGTCGTGACCCCTGTGATGTTGTCGATCAACGTTCCGTTATCGAACACCTCGATTTGCAGCGTGGCGTTGGCAGCACTTGCGAACCCTACAAGTGCCGTAGTGAGGAGGATAGTTTTTAACATAGTAAACCTTTCACCGCCTGAGAAGCAGAAACCTGCTCCATCAACAGAACATTAACATAATTTAATGTTCCAGTCAAGAACATATTTTTGTCATATTTATCCTACTTGCCCGCTGTGTTCCTCACGCCTCACCCTCTCTTTTCCTTTATCCGTTAGAGCGTAGCCACGAGGATGAACCTTGATTGCCTCTCCCCGAGCGACCATCTTAGTGATAGCTCCCATAGCGGTTCCTGGCTCAAATCCCTCAACCTTGAGCATCCGTTTCAATTCGGCAAGGCCCATTGGGCCCCCATTGTCAGATAGAAACTGGGCAAGGAAGTGGTGAGCCGGTTTGCCGGAAGGGTGATAGAAACGATCGGCGAATGGAATTCTATTGCCTTTTGGCTTTGGTTTTGCCTTTGGCTTTTTCTCGGCTGATTTCGCCTCCTTCATCCGCTTAGCCATAGATGGCATTTCTGCCTCAATCACTGGGGGACGATTAGTGGCGATTTTTTGAACATCAACCAGTTCGACGCCAGGAATCTTTAGGAGTTCTTGGAGTACCGAACTGTTTAGCGTGTTAATTGTTACTTGGTATGTTGGAAATTCCCAGTGATGCATATCACCCTTATTGAGGGTATCAAGGAACGTCTTAGGCATTGTGCTATCTCCTCATTTTTTGACATGCACGGCACCATGCATGAGGGTTACTGGGCCAGAGTTCTTTGCATATAAATGGCCGACCTTTAAGCCACAGATAGCATCGTCTTTTTTGAGCCAGTAAATATTTCATGGAGATAGTATAGCATACAGAGATTATCCTGTCAAATTCAGTCGCCCCGAATCTGGCTCATTTTCGCCCCTTCCTCGTCATCATGGCTGATAACGAGGTCTTTAACCCATCTTTTTCGTTCCACCTCCTCTACATGTGTCTGCATGGCTTTAATACGTTGTTCCTCAGTCTCTGTTATTAAACCCGCTTCTGCACGGGTTCCGTCTCCAAGAGCCCATTCTGGGTTGACTTTGGCTGAAAATCTTGGAGCCATCTGATATCGTAGCACTCGGTAATGCTTTCGGAGCGTTCCCCCAAAGAACAAACCCCATTCTTGACGGGACAAGCAAAAGACTAGGACTCGGCCTTTAGCTCCACCTAGTGAAGCTTCATCCAAGGTTTTGGCTTGATGTTCCTCTAAACCGATAATATCTCGGGGATCATCAACGCATTTCACCTCCGCCAGTCCCGACCCCACGCTGGGGTGGGATATTAGGAAGTCGGGCACTCCCTTGACATTCGGGTTGGTTAGCCTGAGGATATAACCGCCAACAGCAGACCAATCCCTTTTGAGACGGGGGTAGGCTCGATTGAGTTCTTGCGTTCCCATTTAAATCTCCACAGCAGCCACAGCATTCATGGTAGTGTTTACAGCAAGGAAAGGGGCATTCAAAGAAGGGGCGAGCGGATTTCATTGGTAGCTCCTTATATCTGGCATTCCCCCTGCAATTTGTTTGGCATCAAATTCTCCTAATAATACTCCATCTTTCCAGAATTCCATTCTACGATAGGGTCGTTTGGGCACTAAATAGCCATTGGGTGTTTCATTCTGTCCAATAGCCATTACTGCTATGAATAATTTGGGTCGAGTGGGATCCAGTGTTGGATCAAGAAATGCCACGACTCCTTTGGCTTTTGCAGGGTCTAATGTCCCGCTATCAATGCGTTTGGTGTATTTGGCACTGATTAAATAGGGACAAGTACATACCGCAAATGTCATACATTCGTGGTGAAGAGGGGGATCAATATAAGCTCCATTTGGATGAATTGCAGAGCCAGGACCGCCAACAAACCACCGCCCTCTCAGGAGTTTGAAGCCACAGATCGCGCACAAATCCTCACTCTTGCACCGCATTACCTTCAATGTGTCATTAATGGTGAAATGGGGCTTGTTGTCATTATCCCGAAATACAGTCCAGGGAATTGGATATCCCCTGTGATCCTTCTCCAAATGTTTCATGCGATCGGGGATTCTTGGTAATGGCATCATTTCTTTGTCCCGATCGGTGGAATAGATTGAACAATTCGGGGAACAATTTTCCCTTTGACATTGACGGGATCAGGTGATATAGGTTTAGTTGATGATGGTCTTCCATAGATTGAAGCCCAGCTTGGATCTTTGTTCTTAGCCTCAAGCCGGTGCATAATATTTCGGGGTGTTTGCTCTTTCGCTGGGGTAGTATGATAGGGAGTGGGTCTAATTTCTTCTGGATAATTTAATGGTACAGGGGCCAGTTTATAGCCTATACAGCGTAATACCGCATTAATTGTTGCGGCTTGTGGTTTCTTAGTCTTGCCACTAAACCAATTCCTTAGAGTCCAGGCTGTGACCCCTGATCGTGCTTCAATCTCTTTGTAGGTAATGCCACTTTCTTCTACAATTGTGCGGATATAATCAATAATGGGATCTTTATCGATGAAGCTGTAGGACTTATAGGTGAATCCTGGCATGTGTGTCTTTCTTCACTGGTGTTATCCATTTATTATAGCATAGTCGTGGCCCCTTGTCAAATTCCTATATTTCATCTACCAGTTTCGCCATATCAGTAGCGAGTTTTAATTGGGCTGCTAAATCCCGTTTATCGATCAGGTTCTTCCAAATCAAGCGGTCAATTGGGAATCCGAAGATATCGAAGTAATAGCAGGTTTGTTCTTGACCTGCTCTCCATGTTCGTCGGGTCGATTGAATCCGATGACCATAATTATATGAATTGGAATAATAGATGGTTCGGTTAGCGATTTGGAGATTAAGGGCTTCTCCACCCGATCCTGTTGTCGCAACCAAGGTGTGGGGGCTTGAAATATCCTCACTTTGGAAAGCCAGCTTATTAAGTTCGCATTGTTTATCCGATAGTCTTCCAGAGAACTCAACCGCATTGAATCCCATTACCTTTGCTGTCTCCATGAGCATGTTGATATCCTCATGGAAACGGCAATAGATGATGGTTTTCTGGTGCTTGCTAACTAATTCCTCTAAAACGTATTCAGGACGTTCCATTGATAGGCGTTGAACGTTTCGTGGCGCCCCCTCTTCTGCTCCAGGCATTAGGTCAGAGTAGAAGAATCCGTTTGATATTTGGGCTAGAACGGTGAATTTGCTGGCAGCATTGGCACAAGTACGTCGGACAGTTTCATAATCGCCACTTTCTAAGGCGATCTGGAGTTCGGCGACTAACTCTCTTTTCACTCGCGCGTATTGGTCTCTCTGGAGATCATTGGGCTCAAATCGGCGTTCTTCCCAGATTTGAGGTGGCATATCCATTACATCGGTGATTTTGATATACCGACAGTGAGGAGCAATACGTGAGGTTAACTCCTCAATGTTCTTGTAATCCACAATCTCCTTGATCTGGTAGCCACCCATCACGCAATACTGATTGGTGAAGGATTGCATCGTATTATGACCGATGATATTGGGATCAAGAATCCAGAACTGTGCGAGCAGATCCTCAAAGCCTTTGGGCTGAGGTTCACCGGAGAACAAGAATTTCTTGACCATGCATTCTCCGGCACGATCAATGACTAGGGATAGATTGGTAAATCTCTCTGCTCCCCAGCCCTTGAAATTTTGGCTTTCGTCAACAAAGAGGGCGCATCGCCCCCGTCCACTTCCTCCTGTAACGAACTCCAAAATTTGAGCGGTTTGTCGTTTTGATTGGAAAGCTCCTGGAGTCGAGAACCCAATCATTATCTTTTCATCGGGATATTTCATTTCCCGCTTTTTAGCGGTAGCAGGCATTTCACCCTTCAGATATTTGATGGAAGGAGGCATCCACTTAGGAAGCTCCTCATTCATGAACTGGGGGCGACCACGTTTAGTGGTTATAACAAGTGCCCTATCTATAAGCTTGCGCGCAAAGAACTCCGCTATCAGGTAGCATATGGTGCTGGATTTAGCTGTTCCCATATCATCCCAGAAAGCATAATAGGGACGAGATAGTCCTATATCAACAGCCTCATCCTGATGCTTGAAAGGTTGTTTTTTGTCTGGATCCTGAGGAGCTAGTCGGGTATGTTTCTCAACAACAGGTACAACTATTTTGATCCGTGCGATAGTGCCATCAGCATCATGGATGGGATCGTTTGGAAATAGTCTTTCATAGGCCTCAATTGAGTGCCGAGTTGCCTCGAATATAAGGCCCCCTGTATCCAGGAACTTGTGATAAGAGGGGAGACTAGAAGCAAATCGGAACAAAGCAGGTGAAGCATGACCCACTGTTACTTGTCCACGTCTTGCTACAGGTTGGTTGTTATCGGTCATTTTGGATTCTCTTTGGTGACAATCTTAACTTTGAATCCTTTTTTGGTATACCAATCAGCAGCTTCTTTAGCCAGTTTCTTATTAGGAAATGTCTTACCTTCCTGTAAGATACGTCCATTGCTTAATATCCTATGGATAACGTATGGCATACCGATTCCTTGCTTTCTTCTGGCTCTACTATTAGTAGCACATTTTTTTATCCCACACAACAAAAATATGCATTTGTGGGCTAATACCCTATTGACAAGTCGATTCCTTGCGTTCATGCTAATCATGAGGGGTATAGGGTAAGTTAATGTCGGCGGGCTATAATGGGCCAGGAAACTATGGACCACCGTCGCGATTTCCGCTTCCGGGGGCCATTGTACCTTTCCCTCAATCGAATTATCAATATGGTGGTCGTCCACCTCCACCGCAAATCGATCCTGATGCAGAACCGCTTGATTTCCTTATGGCAGTCATGCGTGATCCGGGTCAGCCGATGGATCGACGTATGGATGCGGCGAAGGCAGCAATGCCTTATCGCCACACTCGTTTGGCTCCTGCAAACATTACCGATGAAACTGGCATCAAGATTAACATCACTGGGGGATTACCTCAGGATGAGAAAGTGCCGGGATGATTGCTCTTACTCCTTTTAGGTTATTGGGGCGCTACGCGCTTAAAGAACCTTTGACCACAACCAGAAAACTTAACTGAGGAGTGAAATATATGCCTAGAGTTACCGGTTTCCTCCGAATTCTACCGTCGCGTGATCGTTGGGGTCGTCCTGTTGACCCCGACTATGGTGTGGATGAAGGTGAATTGCCGGAAGTCGAACCGCCGGAAGGTGAATATCCCGATCAAGGTCTCCCTGGTCGTCCTCCAGGTTTCTGGGGCGGTGAACGTCCCAGTTGGCCTGCACGACCTGGTCAAGGTTTGCCTCGACCGCCTCGTCCAGGCCGGCCGATCGATCCTGATTGGGGTTGGGGTGGTAGTGAACATCCTGACCAAGGACTTCCTTCGCGTCCGCGTCCTCCGCATGTATGGCCACGACCTCCAGGCGGCGGACTCCCCGTTGATCCGAGTTGGGGTGTCGGCGGTGGTCGTCCGGGTGGTACTCCTCCTGATCGTCCCGATCATGGATTGCCGATCTGGCCGTCTATTCCCGGCAAGCCTGACAACAGTCTACCCCCAGTTGAAGGTGTTGACCCGCCTCCAACTGATCCGCCTCCGGGCACAATTTGGCCGCCGTTGCCGCCAAACATTCCCCCAGGCAAAGCTATCGCACTTGTGGCGATCTCGGGCGTCGGCTATCGTTATGCTGTGATCACGATTCCGACACCGCCGGCAGGCGGTGCAGGTGGAACGCCGCCTGCTCGTCCAGGACCGACACCTCCCCCGACACCAAAAGCCTAAGCGTTTTAGTATACTAAAAACTTACGAGTCAGGGATGTCCTTTTTTAGTAATGATAAAAGGGCATCCCAACTCAACTTCGCGAACAAAATAAGAACGTGGTCAAAACAAGAACAGAACGGTGAACGCACCTTTTCAAATAAATATGCCAGAGCTACACCCGGGGCAGGTTGAAGCTTTCAAAATGCCAGGCCGATTTAGGGCTGGACGTTGTGGACGTCGCTTTGGTAAAACAGCATTGGCAGAAACCATCATTGAAGATGGAACTGTTAGAGGAAGGTCGATTGGTTATTTCGCTCCGTCTTATAAGCTTTTATCCGAAGTCTTTGTTTCCGTACGCCATGTTTTACAGCCATTAATCGAAGTATCCAATCAAACATCTGGAGTTATTCGCCTTATAACTGGTGGACGAGCAGATTTCTGGAGCTTAGAGAATAAGGCAGCAGGTCGGTCGAGGAAGTATCATACCGTCATTATCGATGAGGCGGCATTCACTCCCGATTATATGTTGCAAACGTGGGAAGGTGCTATTCGCCCCACACTCCTAGATTATCGAGGCAATGCGTGGGTCTTTTCGACCCCAAATGGAATAGATACCGACAATTTCTTCTGGCGCGTCTGCAACGACCCAAAATATGAGTTTAACTCCTTTCATGCTCCAACATGGAAGAATCCATACATTCCCCCAGATGAAATAGAGGCTTTGCGTCGTAGCCTTCATCCTCTGTTCTTTCGCCAAGAAATTGAAGCCGAGTTTATTGATTGGCGCGGTGTTGCCTTCTTCACTCTTGCCAATCTCTTGGTCGATGATAAACCTGTCGATTATCCCTTCCTGTGTGACCTTGTCTATGCGGTCATTGATACGGGGATGAAATCAGGTAAAGAGCATGATGGAACGGCAGTTACCTATTATGCTTCCTCCTTGATGCTGGGGGTCGGGCATCCATTGGTCATTCTCGATTGGGATATCCTGTCGATTGATGGAGCTATGCTTGAGGGATGGCTTCCTTCTGTTTTTGAGAGACTGGGGGAATTATCCGCAAAATGTGGAGCGATGAACAGGAAAGTTGCAGTCTTTATAGAGGATAAAGGCTCTGGAACAGTGCTTATTCAGCAAGCACAGAATGCTGGGCTGCCTGCTCACCCCATCGAAGGAAAGTTGACCGCGATTGGTAAAGATGAACGGGCGATGAATGTTTCGGGGTACGTCTGGTCCAATAAGGTGAAAATCAGCGAGTATGCCTTCATAAAGGAGACTCAATATAAGGATCAGTTCCAAAACCATCTTATCCATCAAGTAACAGGATTCCGGGTAGGGGACAAGGACGCAAAGGATCGGGCCGATGACCTCTTGGATACCTTTACTTACGGAGTTAGCATTGGATGTGGAAACACAGAAGGCTTCTGAACGCGGGGTAATAAGGAAACTTTCGCGTAGAGAAGTGGAATGTTTAGCGTGGGCAGCACAAGGTAAAACGTATCAGGAAATTAGCACTATGTTAGGTATATCGTTTGGATCAGTAAAAACTCACCTTGATACGGCGCGATTTAAGTTGGGTGCTGTTAATGTAACCCATGCAGTGGCTCTGGGTATTATTTATGGTAAAATATTTATGTCGGAGGAAGAGATGGTTACTCGGGAAAAAAAGACTAGGGAAGATGCCGAGCGAATGATTGGTGAAATGGGTGTAATAAGATAGGAGTGCCAAATGTTAGGTTCACCAATAGTCCTCATCCTTATCGTTATCCTTATCATTGTTCTGCTTGGAGGTGTGGCTGGACCTACGATTAATCCCAATTGGCGTTATGGCTACGGCTATGGTCATACGGGCATTGGTTTAGTTGGCATTATCCTTATCATATTGGTTGTTTGGCTCTTGCTTGGTGGTGGATATCTGAGGTGACTTCTTATCCAAATGACCGCAACAATCCGGCTGGAGCCATTCCAGTCTACATTGTTGCGGGTCCAGGCGGAAAAGCAATACCTGTCAACTTCCTCGCTGGGGGAGCAACAGGCGGATCCAACAGTGGTCCTATACCAGTTTATGTAGTGGCGGGTGCTGGAGCTCCTCCATTTGGGAGTGATCAAGGGAACCCGAATAACGCTATTCCTGTTTATATCTCAGGTGCTCCTAATGCGATGCCGGTATGGGACACAGCGCCTGCTCCGCCGCCAATTCCTGTCAATACGACACCTCCATCCATTACTCCAACTGGGACAATAAATTCTGGTATACCATTGAGTGCGAATCCAGGTATCTGGACGAATAATCCTATAGGATTTGATTATCAATGGACTCGAAATGGTAATCCTATTGTAGGTGCGAATGCAGTTGTGTATGTACCAACTGTTGTAGATAGGAATAATACTGTTGGTGTTACTGTAGCTGCGGACAACGAGGGTGGAAAGAGTTTACCTGAACCATCTAGTAATACGGTAGCTATTGCTGGACCCCCAGTCAATGTTGTTGCGCCATCGATTAATCCTATCGGTCCTGTTGATTTTGGTACAACATTATCTATGAGCACTGGAGCCTGGACTAATAATCCAACTAGCTATTATTATGGTTGGATGCGAAATGGTACCACTATCTCAGGTGCAAATACCAATCAATATACGACGGTACAGGATGATGCCAACACAGTAATTACTGGAGTTGCTCAAGCCATGAATGCTGTTGGTGGCGGCATTGCTGTTGCTACATCTAATCAGGTTTCTATAAATCCACCTGAGCCAGTTATTACTCCAGCAGTATTCAATGTTTCTCTTCCAGTAACACAGGGTCAAATTATTGGTACATGTGTTGCGACAGGTAGTCCGAATGCTTGGGCTATAGTTGCAACCGGTAGCACTCCTGATGGAGCGTTTGGTATAAATGGTTCGGGGCAAGTTCAAGTGGCAAATGAGGCGAGTGTGGTAGCGGGTACCTATACCTATACTCTGTATGCCCAGAGTGATATAGGCATAGGTGAACCAAGCACTTGCACCATCAATGTGACATAGGAGATCCAAGTGCCACAATACCCATTGGTTATGAGCCCTGAGAGAGCAGCCAAGCTTTATGGCATCGAAGTCATGGAACCGCCTCCAACTGTTCCGCCAGTTAATGTAGATGTTCCGCATGTATCGCTGACCAATGGACCAGGAGGTGTTGGAAGCACTTATATTTGCACAAAAGGCACTTGGGAAAACATGGGTGATTTAGTTGACACCTATGCCTATAGATGGCAGCGCAACGGTGCACCTATTACAATAGGTGCAAATCTGGAGGAGTATACTGCCGTCGCTGCTGATAGTGGCACTGCTTTGGGCTGTATTGTCACGGCTACGAATACGATTGGGAGTACGGCGGCGCCCTTGTCGAATACCATAAACCTTCCATAAGGAGATACAATGCCCCAGAACCTGCAGAAAGTGAGTGCGGCATACGCCAAATCTTACTATGGTGTGGTTATTGGTTCCACAAACCCGTTGGAAGGAGAACCTCCCACACTTATGCCCTCTGCAAGAGTGAAAACCCAACTCCAGGAGCTTACCGAGAATCCAGACCAAGTTGTCATTGAACCATCACCTGACCCCAATATCATGGTGGATTTGGATCCTATTCCTGATCCCAACGAGCCTACGGTTGAACAAGATCCTCTTCTTGGACAAGTGGAGATAATCCGTACAGGTGGAAATATACCTCCTGTATTCCCTGAAATACAGCCTGAAAATCAGGGGAATGTAGTTGGCTGATATTATTGTCAATGCCCCTGCTACGGGCACGTTTTTAGGGCGTATCATTAACTCCGAGGATATTCAACCCGGGGATGACTCGTCCTATGAAATGTGCAAACTCATATACCTTTACCACCCTTTAGGTGCTAGGGTAGCTGAGAACCCTATTACATTGGCTCAGTCCCAACCCCGAGAGATTAAGGTCCGAGCGTGCCAGAATGATGACGTTGCGGATCAATTTATTTCGGAATGGGAGTCTCTGAACGCCGATAAAATCATTCATGCTGCCAAAACCATTTCACGAGTCTATGGAATTTCCACGCTGGGGTTACTTGCTCAAGGTGTTCCACCCAATCGCCCGATTGACTATAAGACCATTAAAGACCTGAAAATTGGCTTTAACGTATTCGATCCTTTGAATACATCGGGCTCCTTGTCAATGGACCAGGATCCCAATTCTATTCGATTCCAGAAACCAATTGATGACTCTGTTCGGGTTGCAGGGACGGAATATCATCCCTCACGTACAGTTGTGACCTTAAATGAACAACCCATTTATATTGCTTGGACGACTTCTGCTTATGGTTATGTGGGCCGTTCCTGTTATCAAAGGTCTCTTTATCCGCTCAAAAGCTATATTGATACCTTAAAGATGGATGCAATGATTGCCCGTAAAGCGGGCGTCATTATTGCCAAGCTCAAGATTATTGGTCCCATTGTCAATAATGCTATGGCGATTATGGCCGGTTTGAAACGGGCTATGTTGCGGGAGGCTTCTACCGATAACGTTATTTCCATTTCTGTGGATGAAGCAATTGAGAGCCTGAATCTCCAAAATCTTGAGGGTCCAGCCGAAATGGCTCGGAATCATATTTTGGAGAATATTGCTTCTGCCGCAGATATGCCCTCCAAGCTGCTCAATTCTTTACCCTTCGCTGGGGGCTTCGCTGAGGGTAAAGAAGATGCTAAAGCCATTGCTAAGTATGTTGATGGTGTCCGAAAAGACATGAATCCGCTTTACGAGTTTATGGATCGAGTTTGTATGTACAGGGCTTGGACCCCTGAGTTCTTTGAGGCCCAAAGAAAGAAATATCCCGAAGCCTACAAGAATATGACCTTCACAAAGGCTTTCTATGATTGGAAGAATAGTTTTGTTGCCACGTGGCCCTCACTTCTTGTTGAGCCAGAATCCGAGAAGATCAAGATATCGGACACGAAGCTAAAGGCTATTATTGCCATTCTTCAAGTCCTCCTGCCAGTTATCGATCCCGAAAATCGCATGGAGCTTATCAAGTGGGCTGTCGATGCGATCACCGAAGATACCAAGATGTTTTCCAACGGCATCAAGCTCGATTGGAAAGTTTTGGCTGAATACGTGCCCCCAGAAGCAATGGCTGTGTTGGCAGGTCAACAAGGTCTTGAACAGGGAGAGGGAACGAAGGGCGGAGCACAAACGAAAGGTGGTGCGGGTGCTAAACCTGGTGTTCCTGCCAAGTCAGGAGCCCTTCCCCCAGGTGTTGAGAAAGGACCTCAGGGAACTCCTGGACGAGCAAAGGTGAAACTATCGACCGCAGATGCATTGGAATTGTTTGAGAACATAGTGGAGTTAAATCGTGCCTCTTCGTAGTGGATCATCTAAGAAGGTGATCCAAAGAAACATAGAGACCGAAATACACGCGGGGAAGGATCCCAAGCAGGCTGCGGCTATTGCTTATGCAAAGGCGCGTGGAGATGATGCTGAGGTGAAAGCTGCTGGGATTTTATTCAGGAGTCCAGATGACAAGTTCCTATTTATGCTCCGCTCTGATAAAGGAGATATGGGTGGATATTGGGGAATACCTGGCGGTAAATTAAAGGATGGCGAGACCGCTGAAATTGGTGCTGTTCGAGAGGCTGTTGAAGAAACAGGGTTCAATCCTGGAACTTTGGACGGTGAGCTATGCCGCTACGTCGCTGACAATGTGGATTTTACCACATTCGTCAAGGAGGTCGATGATGAATTCCGATGCAAACTTGATGACGAACATACCTCTTATGGATGGTTCACAGCCGATGAAGCCCAGTCAATCAATCTCCATCCCGGCGTTGCTAAGGCGCTTCGTCGTCCTAGAATGGATGAGATGGAAATCTCCAAGTCGATGGCACATGAAGGATTAAGTTCTCCCCAGAGGGTTGAGAATGCTACCTTCTATGTTATGCGTGCGACAGGGACGGGGTTTTCGCATCGTCCCTCATTAGATGAATATGTCTACCGAGATCCACAAATTTGGTTGACTCCTGGTCTCGTAGAACGCATGTCCGGAATACCTGTGATTTGGTGGCATCCGCCAGATGCCACTTTGAATAGTGAGGAGCATAGAAAACGGGTAGTTGGAACTACCGGTTACTCATGGATTGAGGGAGATCAGATTAATGTTGTGGCACGGATTTATGACGATGAGGCCAATGAACGTTTAGCCGATCATACCTTATCTACGTCACCCACTGTGGTGTTTGGTGATCCAACCGAGAATACGACCTTAAAGCTTTCGGACGGATCCACTTTATTGATTGAAGGTAAACCCACGTATGTGGATCATTTAGCAGTTTGTAAAACGGGTGTTTGGGACAAAGGCGGACCACCAGAAGGAATCCGAGCAGATATGGTTAGAGCGGATTCAACCGAAGAATCTGAGGGCGTTCCAGAGCGAATACCCACAGGAGTGTCAACATCGAAAGGAGTCACGGATATGGCCGAAGAGAAAAAAGAAGAGAAGAAAGAGGACGCGGCGATCAAGGACGATGCGAAAAAGGACGATGCTGCGAAGGCAGACACTCGTTCCGATTCCGAGAAGATTATGGACGCGGTAGGCGCTATTGCCAAGTCCTGCGACGCTCTTTCCAAGCGCATGGATGCTTGGGAGGAGGAGAAGGAAGAGAAGAAAAAGGCTGACGCTACGGCAGCAGACGCCAAGAAAGACGATGCGAAAAAGGACGATGCGAAGAAGGACGACGGCGATCTTCACCTCCTTCACAAGAAGGATGATGACGCGAAGAAGGACGATGCGAAGAAGGACGACGCGAAGAAGGATGATGCTGCGGTGGCCGATGCTGCCAAAGCTGATGCCGCTCGCGCCGACGCAACCGCGGCGGAACTCGTAGCGACCAAGAAGCGCCTTGCTGAATTGGAAGCTGCATTGCCTCAGATCAAGGCGATGATTCCAAAGCAGTTGTCCGATGAGGACTTCAACGCGATGGCAGAAATTCAATCCAAAGCGGATTCTGTTTATCAAGGCTTCAATAAAAAGGCCTCACGTCCGCTCGACGGCGAAACCAAGCTCAACTATCGCCGCCGTCTTGCCAACGGGTTGAAGGAATTCAGCGCCGATATCAAGGACGCCGACCTCTCTATCATTCCCGAGGGCGCCTTCTTCGATAGCATCGAGCGGCGTATATATGCCGATGCTACCGAAGCCTCTATGCATCCTCAGGATCTGGAGGACAACGAAATCCGTGCCGTCTCCAAGCGGGACGAAGCGGGTCGCAACATCACCACCTTCCATGGCAAAAAGACGTTTATCCACCAGATGGCTCGTCCCCGTCAGGTCGTGAGTCGCCTTGGAGTGCCCCACCGCAACCAGCACTGATCCCACCACGTTCGCATAAATGCGAACGTGTCGGTCATTTAAATTAGGAAAGGCAAAGCGATGACTATCCCTTTTAATCCCAACGTTGTCACCAATGCTGGCGGTGGGTTCGTTCTTGAATCCACAGGCTATATCGCAGGGTTTGCTCTCGATGACCCCCATATTCGGAACTCATTGAGAGGCGGACCTCTTGGCCCTGCTGAAACGCTTCCCATGTGGGGCGGCATTCCTGTCGTCGTATCGATCCCGCCGCCTACTCCTGACAGCCAGGATAGTCTTGGCAATGTCATTACGCGAGCGGCGTCGGCTGCAACAATCTTGGGATGGTCGGTCTTCAATCAAGACCATTCCATGATCAGTTCGACCTCATCTCCTGTGCCTCAGGCGGCGCCTGGAATGATGGTTGCTTACTATCTTATCGGTAGCGGCGCCCGAATTGTTCTACCCTGCGATCCTGCTCTCGCAAGTCTTGTAGGATCGCCAATCAGTGCCGCGGTTGCTTGGGACTTTGCCAACAACCAGTTGATTGCTGGTACTGGTCTCGGTGTTGAAATCCTGCACTTCAATATCGGGAACAGCATGGTTCCAGTTTATACTTCGGCAACCGGAGCATTGACCTGGAATCGCCAGGGTAGTGTCGCCGTCGTCAAAATCTAAGAAGGACCCAAACTCAGGAACACGCCGGCATAACCGGCTCACGTAAAGGAGAACTTCAATGCCAGTTATTAGTCCGGCTTTTATTCAGGCTCATCCCTCGTTTGTCGAGCCTGGAATTATCCTCCAGTATTCACAGGCATCCAATGCCTTCGATCTGCTTCCCTCGGGTGGTCCGATGCCGAAGCTGGGAGAGGGCGATCTGTGGGTCTATGCGAAGAGAGCCGATATTCGCACGAAGGTTGCGGCGGGTCAATCCGCTTACAACCAACTTCCCTCTGTCGAGATTGCCATGTCGCAAATCTCGATTCCAACCTATTTGCTTCGGGTAAGAGGCGAATTTGATCACCATGATACGGCTGCTCTCGCTCGCTGGGGGATGCCGATGATGGAGGCTCAACGCCTCGGAATGCGTCAAGGCCATTTCCAACTCGCTCGCAACGGGTTGCTCTATGGCTTCAACCCCCAGAATGGTGAGGGGTTGCTCAATACGAACGGCGCCACAGCGACCACATTGCCGCCAGATTCCAATGGCAATACCACAATGGTCACTTACGATAACGGTGAGCTTGCGGTTTTCTTTCTTACCATTATGGCGGCGATTAAGACCCGAACATATCAATTCGGTATTGGTCGAAAATTTACCATCATTGGCCCACAGCGCGATTTGGGCATGATGGAGATGGTGAACATCGTTCAGCTGGTTCAGTTCCAACGTACAGGCGCCGGCTCTGCAACCTCTGCAGGGATGGTGAAGGCCGTTATGGAAATGAACGGCGACACCATTGATTGGGGATATGACGATACCCTGATCGGCAAGGGACAGGGCGGCACTGACGCCATTGTCTTTGTTATGACAGAGGTCGAGAAGCCTACCTCGTCGAAGTGGAATACGAATATCTGGGCAACGATCGCTCCTGGCCTCGAGGCCTGCACCGCGATGTATTGCGACAAAGCGGCGCCGACTGAGATTCCAACTCCGCTTCCTGGTGGTGCAACTGACATTTTGTCGGAGTTCAGGATCTCGCCTGGCTGGGGCATTCGTCCCGAAGCCATTACAATCCTGAGCGTTCAGAACTCGTAATTCCGCACGGGGCCTCCTCAAGACTTGGGCGGATAGGGCAGTCTAGTATAGGTTAAGGGTGCCTCCCACCTTCACCATGCTAGGCTGCCCGCATCATAAAAAGGGAGAATTATGATGGCAAATATGTACGTGGCAAATGCCATGAAACAAAACTACACGTTCCTTTATCGGGCATCAGGACGAGCAACTCCAACGGCTCAAGAGATTCCGATTGGAACTCAGATCAAAATATCGGGTGATTTGACGCCGGATGATATTGAGGGTATCATCCTTCAGCATGAACCTTATGGGTTTATGAAAGCGGAAGACTTTGATAAGCCCAGTTTTGGTGGAGTTATTTATTGTGTTGGAACTCCTATATCCGAAGCTAAGATAAAAAAGGCTATTGAAAAATACCAAGAATTGGTGGATGACAGAGGCAAAGTCATTCGGAAGGATAGCGCAGTCGCTGCCTCCAATACAATCGAGAAGGAGATCATTGGCGAGGATAACAACGCCATGCGACTTACCAATTTGGAAATGTCTGTCGAGGAGGATCCTCCAAAAGAGGGATCACGAGAAGGGCATCCAGACCTGTTCTCAGAAGGCATTCAGGTCCTTCGAGTTCCTCCAACTGAGGGCTCGAATGTAAGAGGGTTGAGGAGTCGGTAGTGACTGACGATCCAACATTCACAGGATATCAGACGTTCCTGACTAATATCGTAGGTGTTCCTGCGGATCAGATACCTGTGGATGTTGATCCCAATGCTGTCCAATTCTCTTACGATTTCTCCTTAAACATGGCTTATTGGGGATTGATGTTGGTCCCCTCTCAAGTCACTTCTGCCTCTATTTATGCGACCGCTGTCTATTCTTTAGGGGCAGATACCCTCATCAACTATGCTCCTGACATACCAACTGCTGGAGATCCAACCTATTGGTCTGATCTTCGTGCCACCTTTAATATCAACAATTTTGTTGGAGGAGTGATTAATTTCTCCTCCGACCAGAGCACGTCTCAAGGTATTGCAGTTTCGGATTTCTTGAAGAATTTGACCTTAGCTGATCTCCAGAATTTAAAAACGCCTTGGGGTCGAATGTATCTATCCCTCGCACAGAACATTGGCACACTGTGGGGGATATCATAATGGCAGACTCCATTTCCCTGAAAATGGGCTTTATCAATACCCCTTATACTGCGGAATCGATTGCTCGCCCAGCAACCGCCGCAAGAGCGGAATCTCGGCGTCAGCGTCGCCGCAGTTTTTCTAAAACCATAACGGCGGAAGATGTTGCTGCGATCCTTGAAGCCAAATATCAAGTCTTGGATGAATTTACCAAGCTTCATGCAGCGGAGATCCAACTTGCTATCCTAAGTCAATTTGAAAGGGTGGCAGGAGACGTTACGTCGGGTGCCCGACGAAGTTCTAATCTGGGTAATTTACTCAAGCCTGCGACCAAAGAAATAGAGGCTATGTTCAAAAAGTTTCTGGATACGGAAGAGATGAATGGTCGTGTTCCTGGTGTTCCAACGAAGGCTGCTTTGACTGGGGTGCGTCATGGTCGAGGCTCGAAAACGATGCAAGGGACTCCTCGACCCTCATTCATTGATACAGGCATATATCGAGCTTCCTTTAGAGCGTGGGTGGATTAAATGACCACAATTGGAGAAGCCGCCGCTACTGCTAAAACACCTCTCGCTTCGAGCCTCGCAGCGGGTGTTAATAATATATCCTATAATCAGACGATTACTTTTACCCTATATCAGAAAAAAATTCTTCCAGCTGATGGGTTCGTTTTTTGGATCAATGGAAATTTGATTACTCCCACACCGATTGATTCCGCTACCGTGAACATTCAAGGATCGCTTCACTACTCCACCGAAGTTGGGCAACATGAGGATGCTACCGTCTCTTATAATACCATTGTCTTTACCTCATTATCGGAAGTTGATATCTTTCAGGATATTGATCCCCAGACTATATATCTGGCGGATTTTGAGGGAATTCGGTTTTCTTTTAGTAGTAGAGGTAAGTTTTACGAACAAGCCGGATTGTATCATTATATGGGCACTGCCGTATCGTCGGTTATGGAAACCCAGATTATTGATACTCAGGCGGACCTCGATGCGCTGGAGCCAATAGTTTCAAATTCCCTTCCTATTTGGCTCGCGATGCCGTCTTATGTGCCTCCATATCCTGGGTTTACATGTCCGATTCCTTTGTACCCATCGTTCTTGGTACCTGATAATGAGCCGCCCCCCTATGGTGCTGTTCATATTGAGGATACCCGTTCATTGGTGGATGCAGCGTCCTTTGGACCAACATTAACCAGCGAACAATTGGCAGCCGAGACTGTTCGGATAACAACATATGGTGTGAACAATGACACCATAATAACTTTCCTTAATTTTGTTCTCCAGTATTCATATGATTGGAATTTTATCGGAATGATGAATATGCCAATCATCGTGGATGAGAAAAGAACTCAACCTGAACTCAGGGTTATTGCCCAAAAGAAGGTGATCGAGTTCAAGGTTTCTTATCTTCAAACGAGTGTCCGAAATGTGGCTCGTCAGTTCATAAAAGGATTTGTGGTTCAGAATGAGGCTAAGATAGAGCCTCCATACATCAGTGGCAATGTCATAGCCCCCAGAACCCGTACAACGGTAGGAGCAGGAACATGAGTGTTTACCAAGATCCCAACGCTATCGTCACCGTACAAGTCACAACCATTCTTGCACCTGCTCCTCAGAACTTTCAGCAGTCTGGGGTGCTGGTGTCGTTTGGTGGTTCAACAATTGAGCCCAATACGGTATCATTGTTGACCCAGTTTGCTGATTTGAAGCCCCTTCTTCAACCTTCTGGTTCTATTACCAGTATTGCATGGGCAACAGGGGTCGCTACAGTCACGACCACTAATCCTTTGCCTGTCAACATCACGACAGGTTCTGTTGTTCAAATGGTGATCACAGGGGCTGTTCCCACTGTCTATAATGGTGCTTTCACTTGCACTGTCACAGGACCCAATGAGTTTACCTATCCGCTGACTGCTGATCCAGGAGGTCCTGCAGCAATAGGTTCATACCAATTATATTCTTCTTCCCAACTCAATGCTCAGGCATCCACTTTCTTTCGACAAGGAAGTGGGACTACTGTCCGTGTTCTGGAGTTGGGTTATCAACCGCTATTTGCGGGTGAGATTTCAGCTATGGAAAATTGGCTCAATCTCAATCCGCTATCGTACTATGGATATTTGATGCCTGACTATTGGGGCTTGGTTGCGAATATTCCTGCTACCTTAACCCTATATGAGCAGTTTGAAAATCCAGAAGCTATGACTTATTTCTGGGTCACAATTGAACTCGCGGCAGTTGGATTGATTCCAAATACCGTGAAGTCCGTTGTCCAGATGATCGAAGCTCCCAGTGTTCAAGCTGCAAGAAATGCCGCGAATCCTGGAAACTACGCCGAGTTTACTTTGGCGTCTATGTTCTTCTGGGCAATGCAATACCAAGCAACCTCAGTGACCCCAGTGTCGCCGATGTGCTTCAAATATGTCTATGGTGTTACAGCATACCCCTCACAGGGTAATGGACCTCGCCTTGTTTCCTTCAAGACCAATTTTGTTAATTACATCCAGACTGGAGCGGAGGGTGGCATCGCGTTCACCAACGTCTATCAGGGTGTGACAGCGGATGGTATGGACTACTTCAATTGGTGGTGGACTATCGATTGGGTCCAACTTCAGGTCAACATTGACCTAACCAATGCTATCATTAATGGTAGCAATAATCCGCTTGCTCCTTTGTACTACAACCAGCCAGGTATCAACTATCTGGAATCTGTGCTTGCAGGCACGATGACAAAAGCAGGTGGATTTGGTCTTGTGAACGGTTTGGTGGTTCAGACCGAACTAACCTCACAACAGTTGCAAGCCCAGATCAGCGCAGGGGCTTACACAGGTCAATGCAACGTGAATGCGGTTCCATTCATCCCCTACTCTCAACAAAACCCCAGTCACTACGGAGAGGGTGAATACGATGGACTATCGACCTTGTTCATCCCCTCTCGAGGGTTCGTCCACATTCTCGTGGTCGTTGTGGCCACAGATATTGTGACACTGTGACCTGAACGATAAAGGAGTTTAAACAATGCCTACAAGCCCGCTGGTAGATCAAGGTTCGTTGAACCGCATTCGTGCGAGTGTGGTTTGGCCGGACAATCCTCAACTCAACCTTACCTCTGGCTATCTTGCAAAAGAGGGTCTGAGGCTCGCATTGGAAGGTAATGCGTCCGATTATCTTCCGACGATGACAGGGGCAGTCCCTTCGCCTGCACCCTATCAGATTGTGACCTTGACAATGGCTCTTGTCAAGTCACAGCCTTTGGCTGCCGTATATAAGGCACAATTCGAGAGTAACTGTGTTGTGGGAGACGCCACTGTTCGTCCTGATTCCACAACACTGGGGCTCTATAGCCTGAACAATCTGGTCCTTGAAAGCGTCCGTGAAATGTCATTCGCTGGCGAGGATCCCTCTTGGGTTGTTACGGCGAAAGGTTACTACCTGGTCAATTCGTTCCTGTTCAATACCTAAGCCATCACTGGGAGGTGATCATGGCTATTGTTGTGTCCATAAATAAGAAACTCAATCTGGCAGTTCCTCTGGAAACAGATATGGGTAAAGTTTGGGTTCATTCTGTTCCTTTATCAAAGGAGGTATTCGAGGCGAACTATCTAATCCTAACCAAAACACTATCAGCCATTTATGTAAATGGTCTTGGACCAGCTATGGCTCCACGTGTCGCTGCCATGATGCTAAAAGATACCGCCAAAGAAATGGAAATCGATGAGGTGGTTCAAAACAATTTAATCCAAGAAATTTATCGTCTTTCCAACGTCCTGTTGCCTCAACCCACTGGGGGATGGCAAACGGTGCCGTTTGCTGAGGCAAAGATGAAAAAGATGGTTGATGAGGAATCATTGGCGGAGGCGGAAAATGCCCTCGTTTATTTTATTGTGGCCTCGGCGGTACATATCAAGAAGGAACTGCCGATGGCATACCAAGGTTTGAAGCAAATTTGGAGCGCGCAAATTACACCATTGAACGTTACGGCATTCAGCAATTCTTTAGCGACCTTGACTGGGGAAGGGAATACTGGAGAGAAGCCTCTGGAGACCCCCAAGGTAATGGTTCCGAAAGTATCATCTGTACCATCTTAACATGGGCATCAGGAGAAGGATTCGAGGAGTTTTATTCTCAGGTAGGTAACAGAAGGTACTCGTCTGCGTTGGAATGGCGTCAGCGCCACATAATTAATCTCTGGAGAACATGATGGCTGAGGGTGATGGCGCTGCCCAAGTATTCAAAGAAGTTAAAATCTCCTTTGATGAGTTTGCGGCATCTTTCAACCAATACGCTGATAAGTTAAAAGAGACCGAAGGCGTTTGGCGCGCAAAAATGGATATTTGGAAGAATATGTCTGGCGGAATGAGCCAGATGGAATCTTCCGTAGCCAAGTTACGAACTTCCACTAAAGGGTGGGCAGGAGAACTTGAGAACGTTGCCAAAAATTTAACCTCTATTAGTGGTAATTGGCAGAATTTACAAAAGCTTATGAGGACTGGATCTTCCGCTCTATATAAGACCGGCAGTTCGATGGTGGCTGGAGAGGAAGTTGGCGCTCTAGCTATGGCTGCGGGAACTGCTGCCAAAGCATTTGGAGTTGCTGGATTTGCAGTTGTTGGGCTTGCAACTGCTGCCGTTGCTGCTGCAACTGGTCTTTTAGCATTGGCTAGAGAAGGAGCAGGTCGAGGACGACGTGCTGCGGGCTTTGGCGCTAATATTGGCTCAATGACTGCCAATGAAACATGGTTAGATCGTTGGGTTAATCCTGACGCTGCTATGGCTGCTGCGGCTCAGGGTCGATACGATATCACGTCACCCCAGTATGTTGCGATGCGTGCTGGGCTTGGAATGAAAGGGAGTTTTGAGGGTCGAGAAACTGGCGCTCTATCGAGGGAAATGATCCAAAGAGCCGCTGCCCAGATGCATCAAGGCTCCGATCGAACTGCTTTGTCCATAGCTCATGCGAGAGGACTTGGTAGTCTATTCTCAGATGAGGAGTTAATTAAACTTCGGAATGCTGATGAGAAACAATTGGCAGCTTATATCAAGGAAGCAGAAAGCAGGAAAAGTCAGTATGATTTAACTAAGGATCAAATTGAAAAGGAAGAAGCACTTATCCATGCAATGCAGAGCCTTGAAACAACCTTCATTACCGAACTACAAAAATTGAGCGCGGATTTCTTACCTTTACTTACGCGCGTGGCTGAGGGACTGGAGAAACTTGTTGCTGCTATCGACGGATGGATACCAAAGGTAAAGGACTGGTTACATGCTCCAGCCTTCCCTGAGGATGAAGGTGACGGTAAAGGTGATGGAAAAGATGACAGTACGTTTGGGGATCCATTAGGTAAAGCTTGGGAATGGCTCAAGAAACATGCGGGAGACCTTTCTCCTGTAAGCTCTGCTCAAGCAGGCGAGCTTCCTCAAGGTACTGCTGGAAATCCAATCATTGTCAATGATAAGATATTGACGGACCTTCTTAACCAACAAAAACTTGACGCTGCTGGAGATATAACGACGGCAGCTTTAGGTGGACTTTCGGGTGGAACTTCCCGAGCCTCTGTTGGCGTGCATACAGGAGGTCGTGGGGGAGGGGGCGGTGGCAACGCCGAGAAGATTGGTCCCATTGATCTTGGTGATCCAGAAGCAAAAGTTGGATCTTATCCCGATGCTATGCGGGTGATGATGAAGGCGGGTCTTACGCGAAATGAGGCTGCTGGACTTGCAGGTGAGTTTACTGCCGAAACGCAACTTGGAACCATGTTTGGAGGTAAAGTTCTAGGTGTAGGTACTGGAGACTCTGGTGCAGCATCAGGTATGGCTCAATGGCATTCAGATCGTTGGAATAGACAAGTTGCTTGGGCGAAGTCTCAGGGACTTGATCCAGCCAAACCTTCTACTCAATATAAGATGGCAGCCCATGAGTACATAACTGAATGGCGCAAGAAACTTGGAGCAAGGATTAATGCTGCAACGACACCTGAGGGCATTGAAGCAGCTACCGAGCCCTTTGAGGGAAGTGCTTATGGCCCAGGTCGAGGTGCAGCCGTTAGTGGAACAAGGAGAGCTTTAAGAGAAGGAGCCACAGGTCCTCAAAGCATGAATGACCTGAATATGTATCAAGGTGCTCATCCCTCCCACTTTGTCAAGCTGAATGTGAACAATCAGGCTGGGGCCAATGTCATAGTGCAGGGTGGAATGTTAGGTGCTGGATCTGGTCAATATCAAGTCGCATAGGAGAATGACATGGCAGTAATTACCACACAACAACGAATGATCCTGAATAGATTGAGAGCAGGACCTCTTCATTTGCCCCCTGGTGTGGTCAGTGATGCAGGGCCGTTTGGAGGTGCACCTGGAGTAGCAAAAGGAACGACTTGGTCAGGACCTGTTGGAGTTAAAGTTCCTATATTAAATAGAACTCCACGATCTGTTCGTATTCCAGTTAGGATCAAGTTTGGGTAATGAGGTATTACGCCATTAAAATATCGGCGGGTTCATCTACTGGTAACGCTGGTAATACCAGTGGTTCAGCAGGATTGCCTGTGGCTTCAAATGGTCGGGTAGCTGGTCCTGTTTTAGCTCAACTGGCTGCTGCTAAGAAAAAACGCCTTGGATTCCGAGTTGTTGATCCTAATGATATTCCACCATTACCTTCACAAAGGGATTATGTTGCTGCAAATCCGCAGCCGTTTATATATGGTGGAATGGATCCCGAAATTGTTGCTCGTAGTAACCCTGATTTTCATCAACCCAATGTTCCAGCTACAGTTCAACCCCCTTCAACGACTGTAGCAGCTCCAGTTGGTGGATCAGGAGTTGCGACAACAACCGCATCAGGAACAGGAACCGGTTCAACTAGTGGAACTAGCGGAACTGGAACTGGAGCCAGTAGCGCAACTCAAGGGTCTCAAGGAGCCCAATTCATTTCAGTTGTGAATGGTCAAAATGATCCAGGAGCCCTGGATATTGAATTTGATATCAGTCTTCCGATTGGTGACTCTGGAGCTCCAAATACTGGTTGGTTAAAAATACGAGGTATTCCATTCAGCATGGTTACTCAATCTTCCCAATTTAACCATTGCAAATTGCAAATGTGGGCTGGTTATACAAATGGATTACCTTTAGCCAATCTTCAAGTCCCCCATCAGGGATTGATACTGGACGGTGAAATTTTTCCCGCTCTAGGTAACTGGATTTATAACGATCTATCTCTAGAATTTTTCGTCGTCCCAGGCTCTGCTGGGGGAGTGGGCGGACCAACTAATCCCAAGAACATTGTCCATAATGTTCCGGCAAATCAACCCTTTGCTACAGCCATTAAGAATACGCTCCAGACAGCGTTTCCACAATCCACAATCAATGTTGATATAAGCCAGAATATTAAGTTAGCCTATAATGATTATGGATTTTATCAGAGCATAGAACAATATTCCTCTTATCTAAAGTCCTTGAGCCATGATCTATTGGGAACTCCGCAAAGCACAGGATATCAAGGAGTACGGATTTATACTCAAGGAAATACCATATCAGTTAAGGATGATAGCACAGGGGCGGGTGGTCCTATTGCTCTCCAGTATACAGACTTTGTTGGTCAACCCACATGGATTAGTGCGAATAAGATTTCCATTAAAACATTGTTGCGAGGAGATATAAGCCCACCATCCGGCGGTACGGTTCAAGTAACACTTCCAGCTAATACATTGGCAACGGTCAGTAGCCCTGATCAAGCTAAGATTGGTCAAAATAACAATATCCTAACATTCCAAGGATCTTGGACTGTGACGGCTGTTCGTCACATAGGGAAATTTCGATCCCCTTCTATGGACTCTTGGGTTACGATCATTGAAGCGGTTCCAGGATCTGGAGGCGGCGGAGGAACGAATACTAGTGATGCTCCAGGAGGACCTGCCAACGATAGTGGTAATCAAACATTTAACCCACCTTCTGGTGCTGCTCCAGGATCGAGCGGTGGAATTGGGCGTGCATAAATGTCCCTGACCCAACAACAACTCACGTTCCAAATCTCACCGATTACTTTGACAGGTGGGATTGCAAGCACTATTACGGGTGGATTACTGCCTCTTATAGCGTTAACAAATCCAAATGCCTTTTCCCAAAATCTGCTAACAGGCAATTCTGATTTTCAATTGGAAGATGCTTTCGGTATATTCTCCCCTGTAGCTGGTGGAACTCTGGTTGAACAACAACCTGCAGAATATCCTTTTGCCAATTTATCAGTAGCCGCCAACGCTATCATCAGGAATCCGATTAACGTTTCCCTGATCATGATTACACCCATGAAACAACAATCGGCATGGTCAGTCAAACTTCAGACTATGCAGGCGCTTAAAGCAACCCTAGACGCCCACAATAACGCTGGGGGGACATATACGGTTTACACTCCCGCTTATACTTATACCAACATGCTTATGGTTAACTTAACCGATGTTTCTGGTCCCGGTTCCCCCATTCCGCAGAATGCATGGAAATGGGATTTCACACGACCTTTGGTCTCATTGGAAGACGCATCAGGAGCATTGAGTAACCTTATGAACCAGATCAACTCAGGAGTTCCATCAAGCGGTGATACGACAAGTGTGCCAACAGCAGCAGGTAATCCACCCAGCACAACGAATACTGGACCAGGAGCCGGAGCTTCATCGCCTATGATCAGTCAGACTCCGTTTACCACAACATCAGGTCCCACCAGCATTGCTACGTTTGATCCTATAACCAATCAACCCACTGTTGGAGGTGTTGGTACGTTCCAATGACAACTTATTACCAATTTATTCCCTCCAGAGTGAGTGCTCCAGTATTCACTCCCACTTTGGATGGTAACCAATACACCGTTAGTGTTACTTGGAATACATCGGCTCGTCGGTATTATATCAATGTGATCACGATGAGTGGTATATTAATTGCCTCTGTTCCTTTGATTGAAAGTCCAGCATCTATGGCTGTATCGAATGCGATATGGGATCCGCAAAATATGCGGGTTGTGTTAACGACAGTAAATCCACATCCATTTATAATTGGTGCTCCAGCAAAAGCATTCATTAACGGTATGAGCCCAGATAATTATAATGGATCAGGATTTATATTACCTCTTAGTAAAACCGAGCTTTGTTATCCTCTTCCCTCAGACCCTGGTAGTATTACAACTTTGGGAGTTGTTGATTACCTTATCAATTTGGTTGCTCCATATTTTCAGTCAACCTTGGTATTTAGGAATATGATGTTTGAGGTATCGCCCTAATGGATGAAACTCAAAAGATTAGTTTTACCAATAATGTCACCGCGTTTGTGAAAACGCAGGCGCAGAACCATGACCATATTCAACCAAAGAAGATGCCTTGCCACGTTTCGGCGATTAAAGAAAACGATATGATCGAATTAACCTTTGACGTAACAGGTCCATATACTTTACCCAAGATTATTGTTCCACAAAGCTTCTCCAAGTATCACAGGGAACCCACGCAAATCGGTGACCCAGGTTTTGTGGTTATGGGTGATTTCTCTTTGGCAGGACCCAGTGCTGCTGGCTCAAATGGTGCTGCTCCAGTAGCCTCTTTGCATATTAGGGGCAATCTTGCAAACGGAGTATTTCAACCCATCAGCAATACAAAATGGCCGAAAAAAGATCCCAACATGTTCCTCGTGACTGGGGGTCCAAGTGGCCATACCACTCAATCGGCAGACACGAAAACGTCCCAGGTAATTGATGCCTTAAACAATATCCTTCATACATCTTCCTCTAGTATTATCCATCAAGCTGAACAAGCCATAGCTCATATTGCTGGGCAAACCCTGACCAATGCTGCCAGTCAAATTAACCACGTTGCCCAGAATTTTTCTTTTGGAGCACCAAGCACAGCCATTGCCATAACGGCTGCAGGTTCTGATATTCCAACTATTCCAACTCCAGTGGAAAAGACTGTAGTTCAGATTATCGGGGATTTACATGCGACTGGCATGATAACGACTCCATTAGGATCAGTCGGACCTGGGGGATCAGCGGGACCACAAGGTCCAGCGGGGCCTCAAGGACCACCTGGCGCTCCTATACAAGGTACTTTACCTCAGATCGTGACTGGAGCGAAAGGTGGTAATACGGCCTTGGCTTCATTATTAACCGCCTTACATAATATGGGTCTAATCACGGATAATACAACGGCATGAGAACGTATGGTCGTATAGTTCCTGATCCACTTTACCCCGACGTAAAGCAATGGGTTGAAGTGGAAACAGATGAGAATGGGTTTGATGACATGGTCTGGTTGACCACTGTCATTCAAACCATTAAACTTAATTTGGGAGAAAGTCCCTTCTATGCGAATTATGGAATACCTGCTCATGCGTCGGTTATGTCACAGATTGCTCCTGATTCCTATATGTCAAGAATCCAACAACAATTTGCCCAATACTTTTTATCCTTAATTATTTCAAGACAGCCCAATGCTTTGGATGAACGTGGAATTCCTTCTCCATGCTATTTAGTATCCTGTATAACTAAATATGGTGCATTTCTCTCGGCTAAGGTTCCCTATTAGTTCTTGCGTATGCGTCTCGATCATGTTAGAATAAGGCTTATAGGAAGTATGTAATGGCTCAGTTGCCAATTATAATGGGTCCGTCAGGCCCAATACCGACACCCCCAGCAACACTGAGGCAGCAATTGCTTACCTTAGTGGCATCAACTAATCAGGGATATACAGCCAATCTTCCCTCTTCTCTGATTGAGGATATATCGTCAACGGATGTTGGTGCATTAATTATATCCAACCAATTCTTTATTGACCTTATCAATTCAGTTTCTCC